GTGAGACGGTCGAAGCGAAGTTCTTCGCATTGTTTCTGACAGTATCAAGGAATCTACCTTCATCTGATCCATTGATGACATAGTAATCTGCTCCCAGTTCCTCACATAGTGCTTTTGCTACTGTGGTTTTACCACACCCAGGAGGTCCAGATAGGAGAAGATTAGGAACCTCTCCCCTCTCCAGGAAATCTTGAAATGTTTTCTTTGTGCCCTCTGGAAGGATACAATCTTCAATTGTCTTTGGGCGATATTTCTCTACCCAAATAAACTCATTACGACTCATAAATCAAATCCAGTCAGGTTTACGATCAGGAAGGCGAAGGTAGTTATCCTTTACCCAAGGTTTAGATGCAATATACATCTTGTATTTTGTGTAGATATCTACAGTATCATCATACTTGAACTCATCAGGTCCTGCAAATATGAAAGGAGTTGGACCCTTACCACTGCGACCTTGTGGATCTGCTGTGGGAAGAATCTCCTTTGCTGCTAACAGACTGTTATGGCAGGTATGAATTTTACCATACCTTTCTGTGTATTCTTCACAGAGAGCAAGTCCATGAGCGAGCAACCACTGCCAGTTGTTCACAAAGGAGTTTGCCCAGATGGTGCAAGGATGGTTTCTGAAGGCACCTGAGGTGGTCTTGTAGGGTTCTCCATCTGCTTTAGGGATAGTTCCAAATCCATGCCCCCACTTCTCTGAGCACACAATAGAGAGCATCTGACAGGTCTCTAGTGGCATCTTGACAATGTGTTTGTCTGGCAGCACCTTGGCAGATTCCCATGGACTGGGAGAAGTCACAAAAATATTCATAGCAATTTTGACAAAGAAATCATCAATAGGAATGACAACATTATAACCACATCCCAAGACTTTGTTCTGATGAAGTAAGGAACTGAAATGAGATCAGCAATAAAATGCAACATCACACCAAGAGTCACATTCACATGGAGGACAACAAAATAGGCAGTGATCACAAGAGCACTGCCCACTATCCTCATTGGAACATCAATTGGTCTTACTGTTCCAGAAACTGACATAAGTATGCTACACCCCATTGTAATGTTTTAGGTGGGATAGAATCAACATTATCCTCAAGGATTTGTCTTGCTTTCACCAACCTTATGATACCACAGACTTTTGCTGTTGCCTTTGAGATTTCCATAAATTCCTCAAAGTCTTCAGTATTACCTTGTTTGACACCACTTACATAGAGTCTCCTTGCTTCACGCATCAACTCTTGCGTCTCAGCTTCAAAGGTAATTGTTTCCTCCTTGAGAGGAATTTCCAGATTCTTCATGCAGGACATACTAAACTTCATTGCTTCCCTTGTTTCATCAATAGAGAGTGCAAAATCAGATTTGTCCCTAAATGCGTGCTGAATCACACCATTAGTACACTCCATGACTCTGAGGATAGCAATTTTATCCTTTTCAGAGTCTGGAAGTGCATTAAAGATAGAATACCAATCCCTCATCAACCAAAAGTAGAATCAGGTTCCAGAGCAATGAAGTAAGTTACATCAATGTTCTGATTGGTAAAGCGAGAGAGAAGTTTGGAAGACACAACTACATCATAAGTGCCAGGAACAATCTTCAGATTCTCTTCTTTGAAGTTGAAAACAAACTCAGAGTCAGTTTCACCAACAATGATGGAAAAGTCATTAGAAGTATCATTCTTCTTATCACGTGCAACCAACTTGACTACACCATTCTCACCAATAGCAGAGATGTCAGGAAGTTGATAGACAGATGCTGCCTTTTTCAGTTTCTCCAGTTGCTGACTGGTCAGGACAAAACAAACATCCTCAGTAGGCAGTGAGATATCCTTCTCTGGAGGAGCAACAATCACAGTAGGATCTGCAAAGAAATACTTAGAACGCATTTTTCCTTCTTTGATGACCACATACTGATCATTACTAAAATCCAAGTCTGCACTCTGATGCAGAGAAAGTCCATTAAGAAATTGATTTAAGTCATAGATACCAAAGTCCTTGGGGAAATCTTCAGAGACATTTGCTTCAACCAAAATATTCTTCATTACAGAGATTGACCTGAGTTTGCTACCCTCCTTAAAAAGAATAGACTGGTTGATAGAAGAGAAGTTTTTAAGGAGATTTACAGTAGTTTCAGAAAGTTTCATATTCATTGAGGATAGGTTTCACGTTGTGCGTTCTTGTCATTGAAGTGCATCAGAAGTACAGCATAGTGCAGAATCTTCAGAATGTCACGTCTTGCAGTGCCTTTCTTATCATAGCGAGAGGCATACTTGAGAATGTTGGATCTGCAGAATGCTTCACCATCACCACAAGCTTCAATCAGGTCCAGTGTCTGAATCTTGTCATCACCAGCAGAATAATGCTGATTGTATGTACCAGTAATGTAATCTTTAAGTTCATTGAGGATTGCATCCTCACTATACTTGTACTTGGTAGATTTAATCTTATCCATATTCAAATCAAAAGAAATAGTATCTTCTCCCCCTAGTCCAGGAATGAAATTAGAATAGGGAACTTCCTGTGCTGCACCAAAACTGATGGTGTCAGTTCCTTCACCACCATAGATGATGTGATCACCACCAATTCCATCCCAAAAATCATTCCAGTCTTTATTGGTCCCTTCACTCATAGACATAGTGTTAGTCATAATAATCCTCCAATATTATATCAGAAAGGTTGATTGTTGACAACATCAGTTGACTCAATGTCTAGTTGAAAATCTTCATCAACTTTATCATAGAGTTCCAAGAAAGATGCCTTGGTTTCTTCATCAAAACGATTGATACAAACTTGAATTGCTTTTGCCTTATCAGAAAAGATACTGTAAGCATTCACAATATGAACAAGGCGACGAGTGCTAATGATCTCTTCAATTCCACCATCATAGAAGGTCTTGCGAATAATGTCTGCCCAGTCAACCAGGTGCTTACAGAATGCCTGGTCATCACAGATTCCAGAGAGAATTCTTTGCTCAGTGGCAGGTGAAGGATAAGATTGCTCAAAGGTAACACAGAAGCGCTCAAGGAATGCTTCATTCAGAACATTAGTGCCAATGAAACGCCCATCATCAGAACCCTTACCCTTAGTATTAGCAGTGGCAATAATGGTAAATCCTGGAGTAGGTTGAATATACTTACCAATCTTTTTGAGGAACAATCCTTTGCCTTCAAGAATAGATTGCAAACAGAGAATCTTGTTAGATGCCAGATCAACTTCATCTAGAAGCAACACAGCTCCCCTCTCAAGAGCTTCAATGACAGGACCATTGTGCCAAACAGTTTCACCATTAATAAGACGAAAACCACCAATAAGATCATCTTCATCAGTCTCAATGGTGATGTTGACACGGATCAGCTCTTTCTTGAGTTGAGCACAGGCTTGTTCAACACAGAAAGTTTTGCCATTGCCAGAAAGTCCAGTAATGAACGTTGGATAGAAAATATTGGACTTAAGAATCTTTTTGATATCACTGAAGTTACCAAAAGGGACGAAGGTATCATCTTTTTGGGGAATAAGGTTTTGTTCCAGAGGAGGAGTGACAGCAGGTGCCTGATAAGTTTGTTCTAGTTGCTCTTGAGCAGTAAGGTTCCATTTACCACGACCAGTCTTATAATCATCAATTTTTTTAGTAACAGTTTGATATGTAGTACCATTCAATGCACACCAAGCACGAAGATCACCTGCAGTTACTTTGTCACCATAAAGTGCTTGAAGAGAAGAGATAATGTAGTCAGTTGAGAGTGCCATCAGTGGTTTGTTTCAATAGAGTAATCATAATGCATATGGGGGGAGTTTGGACCCCCCTTGGTCCAGTTTGCCAATTGGTCAGCAGACCAGATCCATAAACTGACTCAGAACTTTTTTATTTAGTGCCTTTGCTTTAAGATTCTTCGCAAAAGCACTCTTAATCTGTGCTTTGGTAGCACCTTCATCAACATCAAAGTCTGTATCAGTACTGAGTGAGTTAGTGGTCATTGCAAAATAAGAAGAGTATCCAGAGTTCTTGATTGCATAGAACTTATCTTTCTTGATAGAACGAACTTTCTTGTCATCAACATTCTCATACTTGGAGATAAAGTTACGAATAGAACGATTATCTACCAACCTGAAGCCAATGAAGTTGGTTTCAGGAAAAGTTCTCTTCAGGTCTTCAAGGAGAATATCAGTGAATGCTGTGTATTCATACTTCAGTTGATAAAGATGACCATTCTTCCTACTGCGCAGATAACTGTTGATAGCAGTTGGATAAGCAGCATACAAACCTTTTTCACTGTCACTCAGGTTGCCACGCTCACGACAGACAGGAAGAACATTTGCCTCACCATCAGTGAGAATCACAACCTGAACCTTTTGAAGATTGTGCTTTTCCTTGAACTGAGGGATCATTTCATAGAGACAAGCAATTGCTTGATTCAAAGGTGTACCAGACAGACCATAACCTGCAGGGGTATAATAATCCACATATTGTCTGATGCCAAAAACAAGACGCCATACTGACAACATCTGCTCATCAAGTGTCTTCTTCTTAAGACCTGAGGTCAAAAGATTGAGAAGTTTGAAATCACGAACCACAAAGTGATTGGCATCCTCAGGATTCAGTTCATCCCTAACAATGGAGTGATAACTGTTAGTGAAGCAGTAAAGATCATAGGGAATATTTACTTTCTGACAGAACCAAATAAGGTTGTAAATCTGTTTGACAGTATCAAGAATCTCATTTGCCATAGAACCTGACCAGTCAAGGATAAAGATCAGACCATGATTCTGACCATCAGGGAGAATTGTTACTTTTTTGAACAAGTCCTCATTAAACCTATAGGTATGCAATTTGCCACAGTCAAGAACACCAGTCTTGGATGTAGCAGCACGTGCATAGGCATCAGCAGACTTCTTACATTCAAATTCTTTCACAAGATAATTAACTTCACGTTGTGCAGTTTTTTTGAACTGTTGATACTGGGAATCTGCAAATGTGAAGTAAGACACATGAACATCACCATTATTATCTTTCATAGGTGTTCCTTGTAGATTCCAACAACCACTGAGTTCTTGATGAACAGTCTCATTAGAAATAATAAACTTGTTCAGATCAATGTTGGGCAGGTCAAAGTAACCATTTTCCACACCATTATTATGGCCATTAAACTCTCTAGTGCGTTCATTGAAGATATTATCAGTGCTCACTTCTGGTTCAGGAGATGAATGAATATCAATTTCTGATTGTTCAGAGTTTTCAGTTTGCTCATCAGGTTGACCACCTTCCCTTTTCTCTTCACTCTCATCTTCTGAGATATTAGAGTCTACTTGTTCCTCTCCATTTTCTTGTTGTTGCTCACTGTTAGATGATTTGGCACCTTGATTAGAAGGCATATCAACATCAGCAACTTTCTTTTGTGCCTCACCCTCTTTACAATACTTGTAAAGAATTTCAGCAGCAATAATTACATCACCAAAGGTCTCAGTGTTTGAAATAAGATCTCTGATCTCAATTTCTTTTTCTGTGAAAGGAATATCAATGAAATTACCAATCTTAAAATAAAGGTTAACCTTATCAGCAAGATTCATAGAAGAGACATCTTCATCAGCAATGCAGAAGAAGTCATCATCAGACAATTCCCTGTAACCAGCAAAGAAACTCTTGGACAGACCAGGATAGCGACGCTTCATCAGTTTCTCAATACGTGCATCTTCAGTCACATTGATAAACTGGTGAGGAATATTTGATGGTGGATCTTCATTTGGAGTGAATAGAGCATGACCCACCTCATGACCAACCAACATGTCATATACACTGTTAGATGCACGCCTCCACATAGGTAGAGTCAGGACACGAGTCTCAACATTGAACTGAGCAGTAGATACATTTCTGTTCTCTACAATGATATCCTCAGTAGCAAGTAGCTTTGCCAGTTGTGACTTGATCTCGTAATTGATTGGCATGTGTCTTTTGCTGATGGAATCATCATAAAACAAAAGGGTCACCTTTTGGGTGACCCATGTGCCTCTTCTTAAAGTGGCGTAGTGCTTCTTTTCTTGCCCTCAGTGCCTGAGGTTTAAGTTTTCTTTTTTTCTCTTTCTTAGAGTGATGTTGCCAATTTGGAATCATTGTACTTGCCTTGAGAAACCCTTGACCTTTTCAAATTTAAGAAGATGGTTGAACTTGTCCTCCATTCCTGATTTGTGTGAGATCACAAAGATGTTTGCATCCTTTATAACATATCTGATGATTTTTAGAAACTCATCAGTGCCAAGACCATCAAGGGATGAATCAAACACCTCATCCATGATTAACAAGTTAGTGTTTACAGAGTTTTTCATTCTAGCAATCTCTCTCCAGGTAAAGAGTAGGGAGAGATCTATTCTCATTTTTTCACCCTCTGAGAAAGAGGAATATGAAAAGTCTTCATGGATGGGTGTTTCAATGGTTTCATTGAACTCTTCATCAAGTTTAAAGTTGATGTAGAAGTCCATCATCTGTAGATACTTATTAACCTGCTGGTTAATCAAAGGAAGATACTTCTTGATGATTTGTGATTTTACTCCACCATCTTTTAAAAGATTATAAGTGAAGTCGTAATATGAAATACTTTCTTTTTTATCAGCAAGGAACTTATATGTATCTTGAAGACTTTCTCTAAACTCTTCTAACTTTTCATGCTCAGTATTTCTGTTTGCAATCTGATTGGTAATAGTTTGAATTTCAGATTCAAGTCCTCTGACCTGTCTCTGAAACCCAGAAATCTGAGTGTTGTTTGTAGAAATGTCATTAAGTACTTTGCTGATGTCTCCTGATATTTGATTAAAGTGAGACTCTCTCAACTCTTCCTCTTTGATTGCCTCTTGGAGTTCAGTGTAACCCTTCTGCAATTCCTGTGCTTTATTTTGAGAGTCCTCAATTCTATTTACGCGAAAACCCTCTTCAATGTCCTGATTACAGGTAGGGCAAACCCTATTTTCACTAAAAAATTTGTGTTCCTTAACAATACCAGCAATCTTCTGGGATAGTTTGCCTTTGATGCTACCAAACTTACGAAGGTTATCTGTTGAATCAGAATAGTCTTTCAGTTCATTCTGCAACTGGACCAGAGCAACATTCTGACTCTCATTGTCATTCATTCTATCATTCTCAAGAGTCAGAAGAAGATTAATCTTATCTTCTCTCTCCTTGATATCATCCTTACTCTTGCTTTCAATCTTCTCAATAAAGTTCTTTTGCATATCAACTTTATCTTTGAGAGATTCTTTCTTGAGTTCTAGAGTCTTGACCTCTTCTTTGATCAACCTAATCTTGCCCTTCACAATGTCATTCATAGAGGAGAAGATCTTAATGTCCAGCAGATCCTCCACCACCTCTCTCCTGCTATTGCAGGGAAGTTGCATAAAGGGAACAAAAGAACTACTACCCAGAATCACAATCTGAGTAAATGACTTGTAGTTCATCTTCAGAACATTCTGTTCCAACCACTTCTGCTGATCAATAGCAGATGAACTTTGATCTAACAGTTCATCATTCCTATAGATCTTGAAGATATTTGGTTTGATGCCTCTCTCTACTTTCCACTTAGTGTTGTTTACTGTGAACTCAATCTCCACCAAGCAGTTCTTCTCATTGGTGCTGTTGATGAGTTGTGCCTTATTGATTTTTCTGAAAGACTTCCCATACAAAGAAAAAGTAAGAGCATCAAGAATAGTGCTCTTACCTGCCCCATTAGTTCCAATAATCAATGTAGTTTGATCAGTATTCAGATTGATTTCAGTAAACTGGTTTCCTGTGCTCAACAGGTTCTTCCATCTAATTTTTTCAAATATAATCATGTGCGTTATCAGGTGGAATCACAATGTCATTTTTAGTTATTATAGCATACCTATGGCCATGCATTTCACAGGTTTTTATCATTATATCATCTTCTATTTCTAGAACATGCATTTCAGGATAGTCAATCTCTTCCAGATGCATGGCATATCTCATTGCATCATCCTCTTCTTCAAAGATATAGAGAACTTGTTCTCCATCCTCATCAACAACAGAATATGCTCCTTCTCTTTCTTTGCCTGCAACTGTGATGATAAACATTATACCAACTCACACGCCTCCTGATACACTTCTCTGATTACATTTTGGATGACAGATTTATCTAGAGTTACATCTGCTTCTTCAATATATCTATTCAAGATTGAAAGTGTATCTTCTGTTTGAACGTCTTCTTGATTGCTATCATACCAACCACCAAAATCAAAGTTTTCAACAATTTTCAACTCTGCAACATTGGAAGTGTATAGTTTATCAATAAACTTTTCAAACTGAGTAGCGTTAGTCTTGCTCTTTACAACAACTTTAACAATTTTATTTTCATAAGGTCTTGTATCAAATACTTGATAGTCATTGTCATCATAGTAAATGACTTTAAAGAGTTGGTATGGATTGTCTACTGGTGTATGTTCAAGAGTTTCTGTGTCAAAAAGTGTGAAACCTCTCTTGTCACCTACATCATTCCAGAACATTTCATATGGATTTCCTAGGTAGAAGACTGTTCCATTATTTGATCTTGTATGGTAGTGACCTGAAAAGACTTTAGAGAACTTCTCAAATAATTTGCTTTCCAGACCATGCTCCATGACGATCTGTTTATTAACTCTAAATCCTTGGAGTTCAAGGTGCCCCATCGCACAGTCGCAAGTTGTCTTTTTAACCAGTTGGAGAGTTTCTTTTTCATTTTCTTCATTAATCCAAGGTACAAATAAAGTGTTTAGGTTATCTAATTTGACTTCTGTTGCAGAAGAATATACTTTGACATTATCATACTCTTTGAGAAGAAGGTCAACAGCGTTGATATCATTTGTATTCTTATAGTATGCATCATGATTGCCAACCATCAGGTGCATAGTGATACCTCTCTCCTTGAGAGGATCAAACACAACTCTCTTTGCCCACTTGAGTGCTTTGAACTCAATACCTTTTCTACTATCAAAAGCATCACCCATATGAACAACAGTGGTGATACCTTCTTTGTCTAGAGTTGGGAAGAAAACATCATTATAGAACTGTTCAAAATAATCATGAAATAGTTTAGACCCTTTACGTGCTCCATAATGGGTGTCTGTAATGATGGCAATCTTCATTGGTATCTCAGTTTAGAATGAACAGCATCTTTGATACTGTTATAGTCCGAATAATTTCCACTGTCAAGGTCATTGGCATCAAAAACTTCATCAAAGTCAGTTCTTTCAAGAATCTTGTTTTTGATTTCAAGTTGTTTTTTCTCTTGAGAAATTCTTCTCAGGAAGGCATAGTAGATAATCTGAGTAAAATAAGCAAATGGGTTCTTGGATTTCTCTGGATTGAAGTTATGAATGTATCTTACACAATTCTCAATACCATCACAAATCATATCATCTTTGAACATGTAGTTCACAAAGTTTGGTTTATATGATAAGTGATTAGCGATTTTCAAAAAACACTCACCAACATATCTAGGAATCTGTGGTTTAGGTTCATCATTGAGTTTTGCTTTCTCAACATCCAGAGCATACTGTTCCAGAGCAGCAAGAAAGTCCTTGTTATTTACATAATGTTCTGACTTCTTTGGTCTTGGCATGACTGAATATGTATTTGAAAAACCCATAATGTTACTTTATCTGTTGTTAGTATAACAGATATTAATGTAGTTGACAACCCTATGAATCTGCTGTAGACTAGGTTTGTCCAGGATGAAAGATAAGTTCTAGCTAGATTCGTAAAGCTTCTCTAGAACTTCTTTAGCATCATTTACAGATGAAAGATATCCCATCTTTCTATCTAGTTTAGAATAATTAGTCTTATTTGATTTACGTACATATTCTTGATAATAAAGAATCATCTCTATATCTTCTGATTCAGACATAGTAAGAACATCTTCAAGATTAACAACGAACATGTCATCTTTAGTTGTCTTTAACCAAGGTTCAAATTTATAACCTGTTACTTGACCTCTTATTGTAATCTCTTCAACCACAATGGGGTTAGAGACTAAAAGCATTGTTCTATCTTCTTCTTCTGAAGCTGCTACTTTAGCAAATACTTCATCACCACATTTAAATTTGATAGTACAATAGAAATCATCTTCAATCATACCTATCCTCCTTTTTATTCTTTTATGTTGACTGATATAATGTCATAGTTGAATTGCTCTTGAACATAAATCTTCACTCTTTCAATAAAATGATTCAGTGTATAATTCTTTCTTGATCCTATAGTTAGATCATCAGCAATATCATATAGTTTTGCTTTCACTTTGTTTTTGCCTTTTCTAAGGACTCTACCAATGGATTGCAGATTACGAATCCTTGATTTGGATGGAGAGGCAAATATTACATTGTGAAGGTTCTTAATGTTGATGCCTGTACTGAATGTTCCATAAGATGCAACAATGATTGCATCCTTTTCTGTTTCTGTAATTGCTCTTACTTGTTCTCTATCTTCAGCATCCACACCACCATGAATAAAGAAGACTTTCCTGCCTTCCTTAACTTTTTTATTTAGCATTTCAAAAAGAACAGATCCATGTGCTTCAACCCTACTGAATAAGATGAGAGTATTGCCATCTAAGTCATCAGCAAGATTGACTATAAATTTATTTCTTTTCTCATTGCCAATCAAGAATTGAATCTCATCCTCATAGGTATCAAACTTCTGTGGTTTGTATTTGAGAATCAAACATTGAATGTCAAGAGTGGCAAGGTGTCCTTCATCAATGAGTTTCTTAGTTTGAGTAACCTTATATGAAGGTCCAAAGAGACCCTCTAAGACCCATTTATGGGTCTGTGTGCCATCTAAAGTGCCTGTGAACCCATACCTATACTTAGCATGATGTAACTTGTCCATAATGCCAATAAGAGACTTACTTTTAAAAAGGTGCGCCTCATCACCAATCACCACATCATAATCTTCAAAGAATGACCTATCTAATTGATAGACAGATTGCCAGGTAGTAATGGTGACTTCACTGGTATTGACTCTTTCCCTACCAGCATAGATTCTATGGCAGTGATCTTCTGCTTTCCACCCATAGTCCTGAAAGTCTTTAAACATCTGCTCTACAAGGGACGTAGTGGGCACTACAAGGAGGATCTTCTTGCCAGCATTTACAAAGTATCTGACAATGGTGTAAATCATAAATGACTTACCAGATGCTGTTGGAGAGATTAAAAGTTTTCTATTGTATCTGAGTGCATCATGCACTGCTTCAATCTGATAGTCTCTTGGTTGAAGGTGAGTGATGGACGCCATAAAGTCTTTGACACCTTCTTCTGAAATCATCTCATTGACTTCAAAAGGAAGACCATAGAATTTATTCTCTTCAAATTTATATGAATATCCAGCATTCTCACAGAACGCAATAATCTTATCCAACAGACCAACATAGATCCTTTTAGTCTTCATGTTGAATAGATGCACATATCCATCCCAGTACTTGCTTCTGTACTGTGGCATGAATTTCTTATTAGGAACCTCAAAGGTGAATCTGTCTCTCAGTTCATACTCTACATGAGGTTCAGTTGTAATCTTCAGGTAAACCTCGTTTACCTTCTGTATCACCAGATCAGACATAATATAATCCTACCTGGTGTATTTATTACATACTCTTAAACTTATATTCTAATATCAATCTGTACAACCAATTTTTTAGATAATCAAGATGCTCTTGTTCGGAAGGATGTCTAGAAGGATATCCCTCCCATGTTTCTATTCTTTTACATACACAGTGATACAAAAGATGCACATCTTCTATATCTAAATCTAAATGTAATTCTGGAGCATCTTCTTCATTCATTATCCTAGTCCTGATGAAAAACGCATAAACTCTATTGCATTTTTGATTTGATATGTTCTATTTGAAATTTGTTTCAGTATTTCTTCCAAATAGTTCAAC